AAGGAGGATTCAAAGATAATCCACAAAATAGGAGTAATGGTTCTTGGAACTCAGAAGATAGTATTTCTTTTCAATACAAAAAACTAATTAGAATGCCTGTTAATGACTTTAAGAATTGGTTACAAGATTACCCTGAAAAAGATAGAACTGTTGCTCAAGAATTAGCATACAATGCCGTAGTAAAAGCAAGGAAAGACCTAAAGTATTTAATAGAACTAACTAATAGAACTGAAGGAACTTCAAAGCAATCCATAGATGTTAATGGAGATTTATCAGTCACAACTTTACTTTCAAAATTAACAGGTGAGAATATACAAGATGAAAATAATACACAACAACCTACAAGAGATAATTAACTTTCATCCACACGAAATCCAACAAGAGATTATTAGAGATAACTCTAGATTTAAGATATTAAATGCAGGTAGAAGATTTGGTAAAAGTTTATTAGGAGCATACCTTGCTACTTATCAAGCATTACAATCTAATCAAAGAATTTGGGTAGTTGCTCCTACAAATATATTGACTGAGAAGATTTGGAGAGAACTATACTCTTGGTTCATAGGACCTCTAAATCCTATGGTAGAGCAGATATATGGTTCTAGAGGTAATTTAAGACTAATTACAAAGACTGGTTCATTTATTGAATGTAAATCAGCAGATGACCCTACAGGACTTATTGGTGAGGGATTAGATTTATTAATTATGGATGAGGCAAGTAGGATTAAAGAGATTGCTTGGAGGGAAGCATTAAGACCTACCTTGTCAGATAGAATGGGTAAGTCAGTCGCTATCAGCACTCCAAAAGGTTCTAAAAATTGGTATTACCAAGATTATAGAAAAGGAACTAAAGGTGAAGATGGATACAAATCTTGGAATATGCCAACCAATACAAATCCTTTCTTTCCAAAAGATGAGTGGGAACAATTAACCAAAGAACTAGGAGTTGATAATCCTATTTTCAGGCAAGAGTTCTTGGCAGAGTTTATTGATGATGTAGGTGCGGTTTTCAGGAATATACATAGTTGTATTGGTGGAGATTTTGAAGAACCAAAACCTAATATTAAATACTCTATTGGAATTGACCTTGCTAAAACAATGGATTACACAGTGAAAATGGTAATCAGGCACGATACAAGACAAATTGTTTATATGGAAAGATACAATCAAGTGCCATACGACGAACAAATAAATAAAATTATAAGTTTGAGTAAAAGATATAACAATGCTAACATTTTAATTGACTCTACTGGTGTTGGTGACCCTGTTTTTGACATATTAAAGAAACAAGGTGTAAATGTTAAACCATACAAATTTACCAACCCTAGCAAAGAAAACTTAGTTAGAGGACTAATGATTGCTCTAGAAAACAAAGAGATTTCATATCCTAAAATTGATGTTCTAATAGATGAGTTAGAAATGTTTGAATACACTTTGGGAGCAACAGGTGTAATGAGATATAATGCTCCTGAAGGGGAACACGACGATACAGTGATTGCTTTAGCACTAGCGATTAAAGCAGTTGAAGAAAACCATAGTGGAATTCTAGACTTTTATAAAGGAATAAATGAAAAAGAAGAAACAAAATATAATATCAAAAACTTTCAGCAACTTGTTTATTAAACCACTTAAACAAGAAATATCAAAAGAATTAAAGACTTTAAATAAAAAAGAAATAGTAAAGGAAGTAGTAATTGAGAAAGAATTATCAACACCTGCTGAAAGAGAGAATACAACAATACAATCACAACTAATGCAATTTAACGTAAATCCTTCATATTTTAATTCAGTAATGCGACCTAACATTAAAGATAAACCTGAAGGTTATATCAACCCTATTGTTTTAAGAAGTTTCTCAATTGATTACCCTATTGCACGTGCTTGTATTGATTTTATTAAAACTAAAACAACTCAATTAAATTGGGAAATTGTTAAGACTGAAGAAGAGGATACATTAACTAATGACGACTTGGTAAGAAAGAATATAGAAGAGTTCTTTAAGAAACCAAGTGGGCAAGGTTCTTCAATGAGATTATTTTTGGAACAAATTATTGAAGATTATCTAGTAATGGGTTCAGTAACTATTGAAAAGTTAAGAACAAGAGGTGGCAAGATACTTCACCTTTTACCCGTAGATGCAGGAACAATTAAAGTTAGAGTAGATGAGTCAGGAAGATTACCACAATCTCCGTCAATAGCATTTGAACAATGGATAAGAGGTATGAAAACTGCTGAATTAACACAAGATGATTTAATATTTGCTGTAAAAAATGCTAGACCTAATACTATATTTGGACTATCTCCATTAGAGTCATTGGTAATTCAAGTTCAGTCAGCGTTAGCAGGTTCTTTATACAATTGGAAGTTTTTCACCGACTCAAATCAAGCAGAAGGATTTATTGAAGTACCACAGGAATGGACAAAAGACCAAGTAGCAGAGTTTCAAGCATACTTTGATGCAATGATTGCTGGGGACCCTAGATACCAAAGAAGATTAAAGATGATGCCTGGAGGAATGAAATACACTCCTACTAAAAAACCTGAAGATATGGCATTTGAAAGATTTGAACTATGGTTGCTACAACAAACTTGCTCAGTATTTGGTGTCACACCTCAGTCATTAGGATTTACTCAACAGGTAAATAAAGCAACAGCAGAAGTTCAAGGAGATATTACACAAGAAAGAGTTGGAAGAGGATTACAACAATTCATAGAAGAATTATTTACTAATTTAATTCAATACGATATGGGATATGTGGATTACAAATTCAAATTTGTTAATACCGACCCTACAGACTTATTAGAAGAAGCACAAATTGAAGATATTAAAATTAGAAATGGGACATTATCAGTAGATGAAGTTAGAAGAAGAAATGGTATGGAAGAAATTGGACTTACCCATTTTGTTATGACAGGACAAGGACCTATGTTAATTGAGGATATATTGGAAAGAGAAACAGAAGCAACACCTACAACAACAAATCAAAGAAGAACACAAGTTGTTGAGCAAGAAGATATGGAGGATATGGAAGATGATATGGAAGAAGATGAGATGGAAAGAAAAGAATTAGCACAATGGAAGAAATTTTGTATCAATGCTATTAAAGCAGAAGGTAGTCATAAAGATTTTAATGAATTCACAGTTAAATATATTAAATCAGATAAAGAAATTGAGATTAGAAAACAATTAGAAGTTGCAGATGATAAAGCAGACATAGTTAAAATATTTCAATACTATTTGAATAATGATTACAAACAAATAATGGAATTAAGGAAAATGTTTGATGAAATTAGCAAATAAAGACAACTTAAGAAATTTGATTAAGAGAAGTTTAAAAAATCTTAATGTAAATACAACACTTAATGAAATAGAAGCAAGTAGAGAATTCAAAGAAGTAAGAGCAGAATTAGAGGACTTTTTATATAAACAAGTTGAGAAGATAATGGTTACTGAACTTGTTGAACAGGCACTTTTACTAACTAGAAAAGCAGAAACAAATCCACAAATACAATTTTTAATTGAAAAAGAATTAACTACCGTTGCTCCATTTCCAAGATTTTTAATTGACGTAATGGTTAGATTACTAAGTAGAGCAGAACAAATTGCAGGACAAGATGCTTTAGATACCCTACAACCCGGATTAACTTACAGAATTGTTAATACTCCTTACATAAGAGAAAGAGTTAATAAATTATTTCCACAATTAAATACAACAACAGCAAAACAAATCAGTCAGGAACTAGAAGAAGCAAAAGACGGATTTTTAACTATACAAGAAACAATTGATTATGTTTTGGAAAAACAAAGAGAAATGATAAAAAATAGAAGTCAGTTAATTGCTGAAAATGAAGTTGCTAATGTAGCAGGTGCTACTCAAAATGAAGTTTATAGAAAAAGTGGTGTTTTAGTTTTGAAATGGGTAACTTCACAAGACGAGAGAGTATGCCCTATTTGCCAACCATTAAATGGTAAAGTTATAAATGTTAATGGAAATTGGGTAGGTGGTAAAGGTATTGTTGGTAAGTACCCACCAATTCATATAAACTGTAGATGTTTCGTAATTCCTGAAGAAAGGATTGGAAGTCAAGTATGGACAGGACAATAGAACCAAATTTAGAAGAAAAGATAAAAGCAAGAAAGGCAATTGTTCCTTTTCTATACGATATGTTTAAGGGATTAGATAAAGTAGAAATCTCAGATAACAGAAAAACTATTAATGCTATAAATATTCCTGAAATTAAAAAGGCATTAACAGATGCTATTTCAACAATTAAATTTCCTTCAATTACAAAAGTATCAGGACAAGTAGAAATTACAAATCAAAAAGAATTACAAAAGGTTGAAGTTGTAAATCAAGTAGAAGTTCCTGAAATATCTTTTCCTGAATTACAAAAGATTATTGGTGAAGTTAAAGCAACTAATTTACCATTAGGAAATCAAAAAGAAGCAAATTCAAAAACAGCAAATCCTGCCAACTATCTTATCGTCAGATTATCTGATGGACAAAAGTTTATTGATGGAATTGGTGGTGCAACATCCGCACCTATGGGTAGAAGTACCGAGAATATCTATTTAAGAGAAGAATACTCATATACAACTGTTTCAGGTTCTCAAGTTCCTACAATGGTTAAAAAATGGACTGACAATATGGTACTTACTGAAACTTATGAATATGACGCAAATGCCAACCCTATTAAAAAGTTTAGAAGTATAGAACCATACAATGCCTAAAAGATATAACATTAATCCAATTAAAGATTTTGATTTAACAGAATACGAGGCAAAGAAACCTGGACCTGTTGGTGATATTGATTGGGGAGATATTGGTGGAACTTTATCAAATCAAGGTGATTTACAATCAGCATTAGATAGCAAAGTAAATGATACTGGTGACACAATGACAGGTGATTTAGCATTCACCAATGCAGGTATTAACAATGCTAATCAAGTAACTTTCAATACTTCAGCAACAGAAACAATTAGTGAAGGTGTTATGAGTTATAACTCAAATACAGGAAATCTAGAATTAGGTTTAGCAGGTGGCAATGTAGCGGTTGGTTTAGGTAAAGAATTAGTTTTACCTAGAAGAGTTAAAAATAGTTCAGGAACTACAATGTTTAAAGGCACAGTTGTTTATATTTCAGGAGTTGATGGAAATACACCTGTTGTAAGTAGAGCAATAGCAAATTCAGATGCTACTTCTGCTTTTACAATTGGAGTATGTGCTGAAAATATCAATGATGGAAATACAGGTTGGATTTTAACTAATGGATTATTAGCAGGATACAATTTTTCAACATATTCTGTTGGAGATATTTTATATTTATCAGGAACTAATGCCGGAGAATTTACAACTACAAAACCACAAGCACCTACACATTATGTAAGAATTGGTGAGGTTACTAAAGCAACTGCTAGTGGAGAAGCAATTATTACAATATTAAATGGTTATGAATTAGATGAACTTCATAATGTTCAAATTAATTCTGTTCAAACAGGACAGATTTTACAATATCAAACAGATGGATTATGGAAGAATGTAACTTTAAGTGGTGTTATTACGAACCACAATGACCTACAAGGCATTCAAGGTGGAACAACCAACCAATACTACCATTTGACAAATAGCGAACTCACAACCCTTCAAGCAACATCAGGAACAAATACAGGAGATGTAACTGTTATTGATACAACAACTGTTGATTTAACATTGTCTGGTCAGATTTTACAGGCAAATGTAAATCCTACAGGTATTACCCATAATTCTTTAAGTGAATTACAAGGTGGGATTATTGGTGAATTTAATCATTTAACTAATGATGAATTGACAGTTGTAAAAGCAACTAGTGGAAGTAATAGTGGGGATGTAAGTGTTATTGATAGCGACACAATTACTTTTGTTTTATCAGGGCAGGAACTTACTGCTGATGTTATACCTGCTGGATTTGAAGGAGAAATTACACACAATAATTTATTTGGACTACAAGGCGGAGTTTCAGGACAATATAATCATTTAACAAATGCTCAATTAACAGTTGTTCAAAATACAAGTGGAGTAAATACAGGCGACCAAGTTGTTCCACAAGACTCAGCAGGTATCATAAATAATTTCTTAACTTCATATGATGCAACAACAGGTGCTTTTAATAGAGCAAGACCTACTTGGGCAAATATTGATAAAACAACTTCTCCAATCAGTGATTTAAGTAACGTATCAGCAACAACTGCTGAAGATGGACAAGCATTGGTTTTTAATGGTGTAAGTAATCAATGGGAAAATGAAACACTACCTACTCAAATTAACTTAATTGAAAATGCTAATCAAATAAATAATTCAACTAATGGTTATGGAGCATTAAGTGATGGTTGGGCAGAAACAAATACAACATCTGTTCAAGGTGGATTTCCTGACGTTGATTGGAATGGAATTTGGGATACAGGTAATTTTACAGGTATTTGGTATTTGAATGAAACATCAGGTTCAGCAATAGATGACAACGGTATTTATACTTTAACACAGTCATCAGCAATATCTTCCTCTAAAACAAATTCTTTAATGGCAAACAATAGAATAACAAATGGAGCAAATAGATTTTCAGGAACAGTAAGCATTGGAAATGTAGTTGGTAATCAAACATTTATTGCTTATGTAAGACCAAGTAATCCTGCTACAGGAACAGTTCAACATATATGTGGTTGGCACGATGGAACTAGATTTGCGACTTTAAGCATTGGAACAACAGGTAAAGCACAATTTTATATGTCAGGATTGACTGCTAATGTAATTACAAGTGATGTAACTTTGGAGGCAAACAAATGGTATTTGTTAATTGGTAGTTATAGTGCGGATGATACAGAATTGAGATTATATGTAAATGGTGTTTATAAACGAAATGGAGTTGCGGGAACACATACTCTTCCTACTTCAAATGTATTTCAAATAGGACAAGCAAATTCAGCAAATGGTTATAGTGGAAATCTAAATTGTGTTGCTCATATATACAATAATGCTTGGGATTTAGAAAAGATGAATAGTTTATTTGCTAAAACATTATATTCAGGAGTTAAGATTTTAAGAACAGATACAACAAGTGAAATATCTAATTTTCAATTATTACCTAGAGAAGATATGTATAAATATACAGGTAAGACAATTATATTTTCAGCAGAGGTTTATCAAGAAGCAAGTTCAAATGCAAAATTAACTATTTATGGTTCTGGAATGGGTAATCAAGACTCAACTGCTGTAACAGCAACAGGAACTTGGGTTAGTGTAAGTGTTATTGCTAATATTCCTAGTTCTTTACCTGAAATATATTTTAATTTAAGAAGTTCAAGTGGAACAGCAGGTGCTATTTGGTATAGAAACATTAGAGTCAATTACGGAACAACACCAATATCTTTTGGAGTTCATAATCCTAACGATTGGATTAAATTTCCTAGACTTCTTAATTTAGATATACCTGATATGTATGAGGGCAGACCTTATCAATATCAAGAAGATAGGTGGTATCCATATACAACAGTTTGTACACCTGCTGGAACAAGTGCTTCTCAAGCAAATGTAGAATGGAAATATAAAGGAAATACTTGTTATATTAAAGGACAATTAACACAGACTATGACTTCAACAACTTGGACACATACATTGCCAATTTATACAGGATTAAATGAAGTTGCTTATACTAGATTTCTTAAAATCCAAAACAACGCAGGAACACAGGCAGTTGGAAATTGGGCACAACTTTCTCCTGGTTCTGGTAATGCTAGTTTATATGCGACAATAGCAAATGGAACTTGGAGTGCTACATCAGGAGTTAAGATAGTTCAATTAGATAATATATTTTGGGAGATTGATTAACTATGAATGATATTTATTTAGACCCTAAATGGTTTCAAATACTAGCACAAAGAAATGATTTGTTAAAAGAAACAGATTGGACACAATTACCTGACATTGAATTAACAATAGAACAAGTTAATGAAGCAAAGATATACAGACAAAAACTACGAGATATAACTAAAGATTTTACAAATCCTGATGATGTTGTATTTCCTACTAAACCTATATTTATTAAATAGTATTTGACAAATAGTTATTTACTACTGATAATAATCATAGTTTAAGAACGAACCGATAATTATGATTTAAGTTCCGTTAGTACTTATGTATTAGTGGAACTTTTTTTTATGAAAGGAATAAGAAATGCCAATGGGACCTTATAAAGATTTTAGTGCTTGTTTAATGGCATATGGTAAAAAAGGTAGAAGCAAAGCAAGTGCTTCAAGAATTTGTGGTGCTATAAAAGCAAGAACAGAGGGTAAAAAGAAGTTGGAGAAATCAGCAGAGATGAATTTTAATTTTGAAAAATACTTACCAATTTCTAAAGTAAATGATGAAGAAAGAATGGTTTATGGTTATGCCTCCACTCCTGACCTAGATAGTCAAGGTGAAATTGTTGAACTAGAAGCGATTAAAAAAGCATTACCTAGTTATATGAAATTTCCAACTATTAGGGAAATGCATACAACCAATGCTGTAGGTAGAACTAAATCAGCAAAAGTTGATGATAAAGGATTATTCATTCAAGCAAAGATTGTTGATGACAATGCTTGGAAGAAAGTTAAAGAAGGTGTATTTAATGGATTTTCTATTGGTGGTAAAGCAGTTCAAATGATTGGTAATACTATTAAAGAATTGAGATTAACCGAGATTAGTTT